ATCTCTGAGATTGTTCGTTTCCATGATAAGGACCAAGATGTTCTATTCATGCCTAATAAAAACAACCTAGTATTAGATAAAGCACCTAACCTAATGGGTGAGTGCTTAATTCGTGTAGTACAACGACCTTCATTAGATGACCAATCCCGTGGTCAGTTTGATGATGTACTTGCTATTCAAGTTGCTAAGGCACGCTATGCGCTACTTTCACTTGAAGCAGCAACTAAAGCAGTACAGGCACCGATTGCGATGCCTCTGGATAGTCAGGAGTTAGCCCTTGGACCTGATGCAATTATGCGTTCCTCCAAACCTAATGAAATTCGCAGAGTCCCACTTGAACTTCCTGGAAATGTGTTTGCTCAGTCACAAGTTCTTGAGCAAGAACTCCGTCTAGGTTCTCGTTTTCCAGATGCCCGAACAGGTAATATTGATGCTTCAATCATTACTGGTCAGGGTGTTAAGGCTCTTATGGGTGGTTTTGATACACAAATCAAGACTGCACACGCTATGTTTGCCCGTACATTTACAGAATTGTTAGCGTTAGCGCTAAGAGTTGATGAAAAAGTATTTGGTGATGTAGAAAAAGAACTTAAAGGTGTACACAACGGTACCCCTTACAGTATTAAATACAAGCCAGCCCGTGATATTGCTGGTGATTACACCGTAGATGTTCAATACGGACTCATGGCAGGACTTGACCCTAACCGTGCATTGGTCTTTGGACTACAAGCACGAGGTGATAAGTTAATTTCTCGTGACTTCTTACGCCGACAAATGCCTTTCTCTTTCAATGCAACACAAGAAGAACAAAAAGTTGAAACAGAAGAACTCCGTGATGCTATGAAACAAGCAATCGCTTCTTATGCACAAGCAATACCTGCCCTTGCAAGCCAAGGACAAGACCCATCCGACATCCTACGCAAACTTTCGTATGTCATTAGTGCTCGCCAAAAAGGAACTGCTATTGAAATAGCAATCCAAGAGGCGTTCCAACCACAGAATCCCACACCTGCTGCAGCCCCAGGCTCAGTAAGTCCCGAATCTATGGGCATGTCAAGTGAGAGCGCAGCAGGTGGCGGGCAACTTCCAATGGGCATGAGCGAATCTGGTCTTATGCAAGGAATTGCTCCTGGACAAATTATGCCAGGTGGTCGCCCCGATGTTTCTTCACTTCTCGCTGGGTTAAATAACCGAGGAGAAGCAAACTTACAAGCAACAGTCGCTCGGCGACAACCTATCTAGGGAAGGAGGATAACCATGGCAAATACAAGCACAGCAAAGTATCCAAATAACCAACCTGGTAAGGCATCAAAGCCTGCTAATCAAGGCGGTTCTGGAAAAGCACCTACGCAACAGCCTACAAATGCTGGTATGCCTAAGGCTTCTAAGCCCGCTGCATCAACCACTATGTTTTCAGCACAACCAAAAGGTACAAGAGGCTCAAACTAAGCCTTAAACCTGAGCAAGTTTAAAAACTGCTCACTACTTTTAAATACTGACCTTAAATGGAAAGGAGATGCACATGGCATCAGGAGGCAACCGCCCAACTGCAGGACAAAACAACTATGCTGTTTCAGCAACAGGTGGCAGTGGTAACAAAGGAACTCAACCAGCAAAAGCAATGACTGGTGGACAATACGGCGAAAACAAAGACATGATGGAAATGCAGACATCTGCTCCATTAAATGCTTCTCCAACTTATGCAGCAACTCCTTCTATGGGTCGCCCACAATCAGCCCCAACTGGACAACAAATTGTTCCGTTAGATGCACCAACACAACGCCCTGATGAACCAGTTACTACTGGTATTGATGCAGGAGCAGGTGCTGGTAGCGAAGTTATGTACGCAAATGACCAAACTCTGGCAACAGAGGACCGTCAGCGTATGATTACTGCATTGCCAACGCTTTCAATTCTTGCAGAATCCCCTTCCGCCTCTAACGCCTTCCGCAATTATGTTCGTTATTTGCGGAGCGTTCTTTAATGGGGTTTTTAGATAATTTAGGTAACTGGGCAGAAGGTCAAATCAAGAATTTTGGTAACGAAATTGGATTGGCTGTTCTGGGAAATGATATTGCATCTGTTGCAACCAATGACAAATCTTGGGCATCTGATGCATTTCAAATAGCAGGAGATGTATTCAAAGGCTCTATTGCTGGTGCTACTTATGTACCTCGTAAGGTACTAGGCGCAGCATTTAACGATGTTCTTCTTCCAGTTGCTCGTACTTCTTACAATGTTGGTGGTAAATATGCTCGTGAACCACTATCTGCAGGATTGCTTGGTTTAGCAACTAGGGATTGGCAAGAGTCTTGGAATCAGCGTGGCGACATATCCGCTGGACAGGCTGCTGCATATCTACAATCACGCTTTGACCCAACTAAGTCAGCGCTTCGCATGGAATTTGATATTTTTGACCCAAATGACCGCAAAGTTTTTGATACTAACTGGGAATATCGCACACTATCAGGTGCCTATGACACCTTCTTTACAACGGTTACTGACCCACTAGGTAAGGCTTTTAAGGCTGGTGCACTTGCTCGTAAGGCTTTAGTTTTACAACCAATGGGTGCAACTGATGCAGGTATAAGACAATTAACTAAAGATTTCTTAATACCAAGAAGCACACGCAATGTAACCATACTTTCACCACAAACCCTTGCCACAAGAATTGATGAGGGTCGTGATGTAAATGGTGGACTTTACAATAGCATGGAGTGGTTTGCTAAAAACGATAAGTTAGCAATCCGTAATCACCCTATGGTTGCTTCATCTAATGATGCCGATACTCTTGCTTACCTACTTGGTGAAGTAAAAACTACAGATGATGTGGCAGATGTCTTGCTTGCTACTGCAGTTAAAGACACAGAGGCTATGGCTCGTCTAGTTTTAAAGCGTAAAGACATGGCTTTTGTTATGGATAAGTTAAAGCCAGTATCTCAACTTGATAAGCAAGTTATTGATAATATTCCAACCAACGGTATCGTTGATGATGTAAATGTCCTTGATGCTGCTGCAGCACATGTTGATAATGCCATGAACGACCCTTATATTAAGTATCTAACAGGTTTAAACGCAAAAGGTCTTGATTTAAGTAAGCGTACATTTGGTAGTACATCAACTCAGCGTGGTGCTATGCGTGCTGCTGAGCGCCGAACATCTCGTGCACTTGGTGAAACTCCATCTACAAATGCATACCCAACGCTTGGTATCTTTCAACCAACTAAGTACCACCCAGTAGTAGCAGTAGTTAACTTTGCAGAACGATGGGCTGGAGAACGCCCTGCTGGTTATTTTAATGCCAACGATTCTGATTCATTTAATGAAATGAAAGCCTTTGGTGGCGCACTTCGCCGTATTGTAGGGGTTGAATCCTCTGCCCCAGTTGTTGCTCGTCATTATGATGATTTTATTACAGCAGGAGATATACCTGAGGCTCGTACTCGTGTAGCCACATCTTTTGAAGATTTAGCGATTATGGAAGTTAATAAGGCGCTTGGCTTGTCAGATGAAACTGGTAAGTTTATTTGGGATGCATACAAAGGTCGCCGTAAAACAGCAATGGATTCAGTGCGTGACCGTAAGTTCCTAATGACTAACGATGACACTATTCTTAAAATTCCTTACCTTGAACGCCAAGGTGCTAACGCACTACCAATGGTTGATTTAGAAAACTATGCTCGTGTTCTCAAAGAGAACAGTGGTTTGATTAAGGCTATTAACGGTAGCCATGGCATTGTTGACCCAGATGCAGCACGATATACCGCTGGAATACTTAACGATATGTGGAAGGCTTCCGTACTTCTACGCCTTGGTTACACAGTGCGAAATGTTAGCGAAGCATCTATGTCTATCCTTGCCAAAGGTTATGGTTTAGTTGCTGCCGCAGAATTAAGCACCGAAGGTGTCAAGAAGTGGTACAACAACCGTATAGTTGGTATTGACCGTCTAACAGATAAGACACTTGTAGCAAAAGGTTTGCGTGAAGATTCAATTAAACTTCGTCAGGAACTAGCAAGTGCTCAACAGGACCGTGCACAGATTGCTGGTTTAAACAAAGACATTGATGAACACATGTCTGGTGTTGAACTTGCGTTTAAACGGGGTCAGTTAACCGAAGAACAAATGCTTGAGTTCTTAGATGTTTCCTCATACCGCACGGGCGAGTTTATGTACCATGGTTCACCTACTGGACTTCGTGGTTTAAACCCTAAGCGCCCATTGGCGATGAGTTATTCAGCAGAAGTAGCAGAGCGTTATGCCGATGCTGGTATGCGAACCATCTCAGCAACTGAGATTCAAAAGCGTTTAACTGGTACTGCTGGTCGTTTGCCACGCAACATTGAACAGGCTCCTGGTGCACCCATTGGGACTCCTGGCGTTATTGAACAAATGCCAAAAAAAGATTTTGTAGAGTATGTACGCCCATGGGTTACTGGTGTTGCTGGATTAGAACAACAACAACTCCGTGGTTATTACTTTAATGAAGATTTGGTTCAAGAGGGATTAAATCCTTCTGGAGTAAAATGGCTTAAAGGTTTAAAGCGTACCGTTGAACGCAGTGTTATTCAAAAACCAACAACTGTTTACCGTGGTATTACTGCTGGCGGCACACCATACGAAAATCTAACTGTTGGACAAGTAATTTCT